CGCCTCTTGCACCCTGGCCTTCGGGTCGCTTGAGGTTAAATCAATAGAAGGACACTAAGCATGTAGATCTCAAGGCCTAGTGCTGGCGGACGCGGGTTCAATTCCCGCCGTCTCCACCACCTTTCAAGAATTAAGCCCCTGTTTCTAGGGGCTTTTTTCGTTTCTGCCCTTCCGTTTTTTCTTCAGGTGTCAACCAAGTGTCAACCGCGCTTAACGGGTTGAGCGTTACAGCCTCTTCCAGGTGATCCGGTGCAAGGTGAGCATAACGCATAGTCATCAAAATTGACGAGTGCCCTAGAATCTTCTGAAGCGTAAGAATGTTGCCGCCGTTCATGATGAAATGACTGGCGAACGTGTGGCGCAGTATATGGGCGCACTGACCTGGCGGAAGCTTCAGACCGGTCCGATCAACAGCACGGCGAAACGCTGAGATGGTAGAGGTTCCAAAGGTGCCGTATTGTTCCAGGTGCTGCTGAAGTTCCAGGTAAAAGGATTCAGAAATAGGAACCGTCCGATTCTTGCCAGACTTGGTTTGATCGAACGTGACGCGAAACGGTTTTAACCTGGCAAGCGTCAGGCTTTCAGCTTCCGACCACCTAGCACCGGTTTCAAGGGATAAACGAGCGACCAGGTAAACGTGTGGATTCTTAGACCGTTCAACGATTTCGGAAAGTATAAGCCGAATCTGATCATGTTCCAGATAGCCCATTTCTCTTTCAGGAATGCTAATAGGGCGGACGTTCTTTAACGGATTCTGATAACGAATTTCCCCGGTTCGATGCAGTTCGTTCAATACTGCATTCAGGTAACCGAGTTCATTGTTACAAGTTTTCGGGCTTATGCCCTCGTCGATCCTGGCAGCTCGATACACTGTGAAAGCGTCAGCGGTTAGCCTGGAGCCCATAGGATCAGACAATCCCTTTGCCATGCGGAGAAGATGCCGATAACGGCGCTCACCATCACGCAGAAACTTACCGTGTGCCAGATACCAGGCCTTGACGAGTTCCGAGAGCTTCCGTTTATCCTTCTTGAGAACATCACCGAGCGTACCGGCGTCAGCCTGCGATAGCGCCCAGCGTTCGAACCGTAGCGCGTCAGGTTTTGACACGAAGGTTTTACGAATGCGCTTTTGCCCTCTGCCACCTGGTTGAACATCAACGCGCCAGCGACCGTTAGGGGTTTTGATAATCACGCGCAGACCTTACCCAATAGCCGCCGCTTTATGAGACCGTCCTGAACAAGCTGAAACAGTTCGTTTTCGGCAATGTCCCGGTTTCGGTAATAGTTGGTCAGATCGTCCCACAGGCCGCTTTTCTTGAGGCAGTCCCAAGCCTGGCGAGGGTTAAACCGGTTACGTGCATAAATTGACAACAGGTTGCCAAAGGCCAGGGAAACGTTTTTTTCGTTGCCGCAACCGGGTTGCTTTTTTGCGCGTTTATAGAGCAGCTGGGGTGCAGGATGACTGAAAACAACGTCGTCACGTAGCTTGGTCCAAATGGGATGAACCCAATTTTTCTTTACCTCTAACCGGTTGGCCCGAAGCGCATACTGCCAAAAGCCAGTCAGGTGCGGTACCGCCTCGATAAACGACTTGATGACCGGCATTCCTTCGGTACCGTCCGCAATTTCATTGATGATGCGGTGATGAAACCGGATTTCAAGACGCCACACCGGTTGTTCCTGGTCATAGCAGGTATCCGGGAAACACTGTTCATTAGTGGCAGTTTCCCAGATGCTTTCCATGAATGCCCGCTTATCAGAAACGTCGATTTCCTTGGACTTATCGTAAAGACAGGTCTGAAGGCTGTTAGCCTTGCCAAAGGTGAAGGTTTCACCGCGACCATTCACGGTTGAACCGGTTTCCCATTCCAGATCACTGACCCCGTTGTAAACACTGACCGTTTTTGCGCGTGTTACAAAGCGTTGCGCAAAATCCTGGGGAGGTTGCCAGCCCTGGAAGTCTGCCGCCAGGTGAATAGCCACACCAGAAGGCTGAAGACCTTCGAGAAAATGACGCGCCCAGAAATTAAGCTCATCCTGAACCTGTTGGCTTCCGCGCTCATACAACCAGGTAGGAGAGGTTTCTATTTTAACGTGCGTGCCCAGGGAATCCGGTTCAGCGTAGAAATTCTGAACCAGCATAGTCAGGCCGTATTCACGGTTCTGGAGAAGGTACCGGAAGCCACCACGGCGACCAGACATTACAGCCCAATCCAGGTTATTAATCCGCATCGTTGCACCGTGTCCCTGTTCGTAAGCGGTCACGATGTCGGCAAGGACTTCAGAACGTAAACGACCCTGATACAACTGGCGAACCGTATCGACACCGGACCAAAGAAGGTTAACGCCCTGCAAATTGAACTGACGACCTTCAGGACCTACGAACAGATCACCTTTGCCGGTTTCACCGGTACGAACATCTAACCGTTCAAAATCTGCTATGTGCATTTCTGTGCTCCTTTGTGGTGCTACGGTTCTTTTTTGATTTATCTATGAGACGTGTTACAGGGACGTCTAACCCGTTGCCAGTGGCGCGTTTGCTCCTCGCGCATCGTCGCTAACGCGCCACTGGCGCCGGGTATTCAACTTCACTGATAAGGGACGGTGACAAAGGCTCAAACGATGGCCTAGCATCAGGCTCCTCACTGCGCATACGCTGACAAAACAAGTTCTGGGCTAGCTCCTGATCCCAATACAATTGCCCATAGCAGCGCGTGACGAAAATGACGCGGTAGCCATAACTGACAAGGTCGGAATGAGTAAGGGCAAACTCCCCTTGATCGTCTTTGCCGTGAAACAGGTATTCAGAATTGACGTTGCCGGAGATGCGCAAAAAAACATCTGAAAAAGGGTGGTCAACTTCACCAGGTGTGGGAAGCCGGGGCGGACGTCCGTTTAAAGAACGCTGAGACGAGCTATCAGACGCAGGGCCGCGCCCATCAGTACCATCAGGGTCAACGCTACCATCAACCTGATCACCCTCTGGAATATCCACCGGATCACCCGAGAAGCGTGCTTTTTCCCTTTCGATAATGTTGTACGCCTGATAACCGAGAAGCGTGAAGCTGCCAACGATAACCAAAGCTGCAAGCTGCAACTTGCGATCTTTAAGTATTGAATTGCCCCCGACAACCCCTTTAGCTTTTCCGGTTTTCGTCGACTGGTAGCACTGGAAGACCCGGAGATCGACCTTGTATTCTTTTGGGACACCGATGCTATGGGAGGCAGATTTTCCGCTGTTTTCTGGGTCATGCTCAAGTTCCCTCCATTTGTTTTTCTTCCAGGGGACGATATGCCCCATTTGCCAGTGACGGAAAGCCTGTTGGGTGCTCTGGCGTATCTCTTTGTGTATCTTTGCGATATTGGGAGTGCAAAGAAAAAGGTCCCAGTTGTAATGCCGGTGCATGTCAAAGGCCAACAGAACATCAGCGGGGCGGTTGTCATTCTGCGCAGCCTCTTTACCCCCGGGATAGTCGAGGTGCTCTATTTTAAAATCCCTACGTGAAGACGGATAAACCGCCTGGGCTTCGTCGAGGACAATAAGCGCACCGATAGGGGCCCAATGAAACCACCTAGCGGCATATTCAAGGGCGTCCCGGGTTTCGGTTTCGAGGTTGATGATTCGGGATTCTGGACCACACGTAACACCAAAGGCCTCTTCAACGCGGTCTATAGAATCCAGTCCTCGAATATTGGTAACAACGCAGCGACCGTCAGGATAATCCTTATCCTGACCGGTTAGAGCAGGTATAACATACCGCTGAACAACACCAGCGGATTTATAGGAACCCGGCGGGCCATGATGAATGTTAATGGTCACCGGATAACACCCATAACATAACGAGTGAGGTGAGCATTAAGTACGATATTCAACGCTTCCGGAATGCGAAAAAACGTCAAAGCACCCATAACCTTTGAATCTATCGAACCCCAATATTGATTAATAGTTGCGGAAATATTTAACTGATTCAGTATTTCCTGAGCGACCTGCCAAGAAAACTCAACAAAATGAATTTTCGCTTTTGTAACGCCAATAACGTACCAGGCCGACGCCTTAACAAAAACATCTTCAACAAACGCGGGCAATGTGCCGAAAAATGACCATACCGCATCAAAAAAATCCGCTATAAATTCCATTAGTCACGAGCTCCCATCAATATTCCCAATGCAATAAACGATGCAGCAAACATAATAATTGAACCAAAAATAGACAGATCAGCACCAAACTTAGACAGTCCGGCATTAAAGCTATGGCCAAATATGGTGATATCGTTATTTTCTAAGCCACCGGAACCGCTAAACGATCCAAAGGCACTAGAAAACTCTGACCGAATGTTAGCGATTAATGTGTCATATTCCCCCTGGACGGCGGTTAACTGTTCCAACCCATCGGGAGCTTCTAAAACAATAGACTCACCAGACCAGGATATAGGCGGTTCTTCTTCGCCGTCCTCCCCGCCATCGCCTTCACCGTCTCCGGTTCCGTCACCTGTTCCAGAGCCAGCGAGGTTTGCAGCGATATCGGATACATTACCGGAAATCTGCCCAAGGATACCGGCGATACCTTCAAGGTTCTGGTTTGCCTGTTCACCTTGCTGGTTTATGGTCTGGTTCAGGTTGTTAACAGAATTGTTGATGTTCGTCAGGTTGTGGTTCGTGATGTTGTTCTGGTTAATAATGTGATTGTTCTGGTTAAAGATATTGCCGCCAACAATTTGCAGCATTTCGGAGCTGTTAACGAGATTCGGGTTAAAGCGATCGGGAACGCCATCACCGTCCGTATCTTCATTAGGTTCCCCGCCTTCCCATTGCGGATTACCGTTTTCGCTGCCAACAATCGGGGCACAGGTGAAACCGTAGGAATCAAAGACAGAAATTTGACCAGGACCGCACAAGGTAGGCGGGCCATAATCGTCAGAAATACAAACAGAGTTACCGTTAAAAATACCAAACTGCCCGCCGCCGCCCTGGCATTCATTGAACTGACTTTCACAAACTGGCGAACCACCTGGGCCGATAGCGCCCATGTAATCAGAAGATTGAGGACCGCAATCAGAATCAGGATTTTCTAAGCACTGACCATTAAGCTCACCGTTCGGACAACTTAACGAACATTGACCGGTATTAGGGTTAAAAACCTGACCGAGTTCAAAACAGTCTTCCGGCGTTTTTCGACATATTTCATGTGTTGGATTTTCTTCACAAAACGTCAAGACATCGTCTGATCCAGCCCAGGTATAGGCCATCGTTACCGTGTCACGTTTAACACCTCCATATCCGCTGTAACAGCCTGGAGTAAACCTAACGACATAATCGGGATTATTCTGAATGAAACTCAGAAATTGAGGATTATCTAAAGCATCAGATTTGGCGGCTTCAATACCTCGGCCATCACAAGCGGACGCGTTATAACTCGGACCAGTACCATTTGCATAATTCCATGCTGCATTTGCCGGTGCGATATATAGCAAACAAAATAGGATTAAACATCTTTGAACAAATAGACGCATAACGCGGCCCCCATCATAAAGAATGTCCAATCCCAAAGTTCTCATTTCAGCCACGCCGCTAAAGGTAAAAAGGGCCGGAAACCGGCCCTTAAACAGTCCGGTAGCCGGACACGAAACAGCCTGTCCAAAGACAGGCTATTAAGATGCTCGTGAGCATTAACGGTTGAGCAGTCGCAGAACGATGCCAACACCAAACACCACGGCGGCAACCGCGATAACAGCCGCAACGGCTGCAGTGGTGTTAGTGGTCGCGTCACCCTGGGCAGCGGTGATTTCGGCGGTGTGATCCACGGCGAAGGCGGTTACAGACGTACCAGCGGCAGCCAATGCGGTACCGATCTTGGCAGCGCGTTTGCCGAAGCGGGAACGAGCCATAGCCCAGCTTTTACCGTTTTCTTGCTTTTCCATTTCAATAATGTCGTTCATGTTGTTTACCTTTCGAGTTGTTTAAGAGATCTTTCTCATGACTTGAATGACTCTCCCGGCACCAACTCCGGTGACGAAGAGAACCAGGGCTATCCCTGAAACCAGGCCGATGATGCTGGCATCTGGTGACAGGTATTCCTGAAACAGGACACCAACGTCCTGATAAGGAATGCTTTGCAGGGTCCCAGTGCATTCAATGCCCTGGGGCCCTTGTATCCATTCTCCGGAACAAACGATCAGTTCGCCCATTGCACAGCCTCTGATAGCTGTAGCGCATCTGTGTAGCCGTGGGCATCACCCAGCAGGAAGCCAACCAGGAAGGAAGCCGATAAAAGGACAACGAGTTTCATGCGATATACCTCCTTTTCTGGTTAGGCTTTGTGCCAGTGGACTTTAAGCGGCTGTTTTGGATTTGGTGTCGGGCGTTAGTGCGGCTTTGTAGCCAGGCACCACGCCGACAATGTGCGGCTGTGATTTGCCGTTAGCCGCCTTTTTGAGCATGGCGACCAGTTTGTAAACTTGTGGCTGCTGGCCGGCGTTGAATCCTTCGGCTTTCAGCTGGTCGAAGACTTGCGGTTCTGCGCTGATTTTCGTCACTTCAACGCCCAGGGTGTTTTCTGCGTTGTCGCCTACTGGCGGTTGTCCGGTGAAGACGCTGCAATAAGTGCGGCCTTCTACGGTGACTTTAGTGGCGCTGAATACGGTAGATGTCATTTCGAATTGCATGGCTTATTGCTCCGAGTCTTTGGCCGTTTTGTAGGCCGTTTCGTTGAGTTTCATTGCCTTGTTTGCGTCGAACAGTTCGAGATAAAGGCGCTTGATTAAGTCC